TAATTTATCTCAAATATATTATATATTATACAAGAATGACTGACCTTAATTCTATCGATATCTCAACTATTCCTGATTATTCATATGATGGAATTATTACTGATTGTAAAATAACTAATATATATAATCCCAACTCAATATCAGTACTGATGAATATTAATAATAAAACAAATATTTTTAATATTCGAATGAATGGATATCATATTTCAAAAAAAGAATGTTGTACATGTTATAAAAAAATTAAATTATCATTATTTAATTTACTAACATCGTGTGGAGATCTAATTAATTTAAAAATGTCAGAAAATGAAATTCAAGATATTATTCAAAAAAATAATAAAAAAATACTTAAAATTCATTTAATGAAATTTTATAAATATAATCAAATATATGCCAGATTGTATTTAGATGATCAAAAGAAATTTGTTGATGAAATAATTCTTGATGAATATGAATGTTAAGATATATAAGAAGTGTCAATATAAGGATTTGATTCTATAATATGTTGGAGGTAACTCCATACCACACTTATAGGGCTCCACCAGCAATCACAAAATTTTTTTTCGCTTAAAAAAAACTTTAGTGAGTCTTGTAAGTGTAATTATTATAAAAGTACTCCACCAGCTATTCAAATTTTTTTCGTTTAAAAAAAATCCAGCGAGTATTGAATATAATAATTACACTTGGGTGTAGGTATTCCGATTATTGTATAGTAATCATACAGCAAAATAAAGATAAAACTTTTTGTTTTAAGTATATGATGGTGTTCTAACAAACATTATTATATTTGGGGGTGGGTATTGCGATTATTGTATAGTAATCATACAGCAAATTATTATAAAACTTTCGTTTTTGAATGTATGGTAATGTGGTAGCATTATTATATTGGGGGTGTCAGATTGTTGTCAAATAATCAAGCAGCAAATTTTTTTCGCAAATCTATACAGCATTTAGTTGTTGTTTTTTCATATATATTATAGATGGTAGTGTGCTAGCAGTGATCTCAGATCCTACTATCTATAATTTATTAATTCTTCATTGAATTATTGGATCCATTGGTTATAACCATTTCTATGATATAAAGTAGTGACCTATATCATATGAGTCGACTCAAAGCATTTTAATGCTTTTCACGTTTATATTATCATATTTGTTTTTTTGTCATGTTTCGGGGGGTGTGTTTTTTGTGTGTCATGTTTTGTGTGTGCGTTTAGAGAGGGTCATGTTTAGAGGGGGGCAAGTGTGGGGGTAAAATGGATAGTTTGCTGCAGCAAATTAAGATTTTATTTATAAAAATAAAAAATATTGATTTTATTTTTATAGAATGATACTATTTAAAGATTGTATACAAATTTAAAGATTGTATACAAATTTAAGGTTCCGTTTAAAGATTCCGTCTAATGGTTTCTGTTAAAGATTCCGTTTAAGATTCCGTTTAAAGGTTTTTGTTTAATGGTTCCGTTTAATGGTTTCTGTTTAATGGTTTCCGTTTAATGGTTTATGTTTAATGGATCTGTTTAATGGTTTCTGTTTAATGGTTTCGTTTAATGGATCTGTTTAATGGTTGTATACAAGTTAACAGTTAACAGTTTAAGTTTAAGGTTAATTTCCGATAAATCCGATAAGTTGCCAACACATCATAATAAGCATTATGAGCATTTGGCATAGGTTCATTAAATAATTTAATATATAATTCTCCTAATTTTATGCGACTTCCATGTAAAGTCATGGTATCTTCAGATTTACATTTTTCTAAAATAGAACAATCTAATTTTAATCGATTCATTTCATTTTTCAACATTCTGATGTCAAAATGTATATTATGACCAACAATTGCTTTACAATATTTTAAATCACTAATATATCTATCTATCATATCTTTTATACATACGCCATTTTTACATGTTTCTTTTGTAATTCCGTGTATTTCTGAATTATTTATTTTTACATAAGAATTTATTTTAACATATTGATTATAAGTTTTTAAGATCTCATAATCATTAAATACAATATATGATAATTGTAAAACAATATCATTATTTGAAAAGCCGGTTGTTTCTGTATCTAATAATATTTTTATATTTAGTAATTTATCAATCTGTTCAGGATACCTAGATCTCATGTATAAATAAAAATCATAATTATCTTCATAATTAAATTTAAAATTTTTAATCAAATATTTATAATATCTTTCATCATTTAAGTTCATAACTTGTTTAAATGTCAAGTTTTTATATTTGTTAAGTTTAAAAATATTATTATCCATTAATAATATTTATATCTTATTCTTTATAATCGGAAGATATACAAAATTTAATACGTAAAAGATTAGAAAAAAGAATAATATCTTCCCTACGTAACAACTAAAAAAATCTTTTACTGAATCCGTCTTAAAAAATTCAGTCTCTCCTATTAATTTTCCATGTTTTAAAAACGTTGGCACATGATAAGAAAATACTATTGTATATACTACATCTACTAGTACACCTTTTAATGTTGGATTAAATTTATCAACTACTATGTATTTTAATATTGGATTATATTCTGTTTGAATTGAACGTGGAGTACTATATAGTATTCTTCTCATATATAATAAGGATTTATAAAAATTATAAATTAAATAATTGTAGATACTGTTGATTCAGCTGGAGAAGCCGGTAGAGGGAGAACTGTAGCTGGTACCTCATCCATAATAGTTGCTGTATATTTACTTACTGCTTTTAACATCATACTATAGGGTGTCATTTCTCCTTCATCCAGGAAAACTTTTAAGACTTCCGCCGAAAATCCACACACCATCGCCACTCCTGGTGTGTTTTTCAATACTGGAAAACTAGTTGCGGTTGATCTCAGGTTCCAAAATACAATTTGTGGTAATACATATCCAGCCTCAGTATACTTTTCTTGAATGTTTTGATAAGCAGTTTGATACTGTGATTGATTGGTAGCAGCATCAAATTGCATATCAGTAAATACAAATACTTTTTTAATCATCTGTTCTGGCATTAAATTATACATTTTTGCTTCCGCTAATAACATCTCAAATACAGCAATAAAATCAGTATTCATTTCCCAATGCGCTTTAGATAATGATGCTACTCTTTCATGTAATGTTGTTCCCTTAACTGTATGCCATTGTGGTTTAGCCGAAAATGTAATTACTCGATTCTTAAATGGCATTTCTGTTAATTCTGATACCACTAATCCAAGTGCTATCGATACTTCCATAGGAATTCCACTCATTGATCCACTTACATCACATACAGCAACAGCATTTTTAAATAATCCAGCAGTTTTTAATCTGTTGATTAGAGCAAACCATTGAGCATCTGTAGCAGCATCCATTGGCATATATCTAGATAGATAATTTCTTACTAGTTCATGTGGTTGAACTCCTTTTGATGCCATCTTTGCCTTCCCTGTCATAACTTTACTCAGGTATTCAGCAAATTCAGTTGGAAGTTTACGTTTAAATGCCTTACTCTGTTTTTTCATAGCTACAGCTGGTACATGTTCAAAATTAATTTCAGTCCATTTGTTTAAACTCTCTTTTCTCTCTAGTACATCCAATCTCGTACGCAGAGTACTCAACATCAAACGATACTGTTTCATATTTTTTCCAAGAAAAGATGCAATTTTATGCGCAGCTTTTGTCTTTTTATCATACTCACATCGTTCAGTTGGTGCCCATTTTCCAGCAAGAGTTAAGTTTGCTTTTGTTGTCCCCATAACGGAGGCGATTGCTGCTACATCTTGCGCTAAATAAGCACTGAATAATTGTAGTTCAAGATCTGGTAACATTGGGTGACGCTTCTGAGAATGTAATACTAATAGATCTTTAAAACATCCAAGATTAATAAAAGTATCCAAATTCTTAGCATAAGTACGTGGGGCATAGGTTTTTAAAAAATTTAGAGCAATAAATGATACTCTTTTTTCTTGTTTTCCATCTCGATCACGTAGATTCATTAGCACTTTTAATGCTAAACTTGGATCCTCAATATAGGCATCCTGAAATAGTCTTACCACTTCTTGATCTGGTGTATCTCTTAAAATATTTACATAGGCATCCAGACATTTTGATCCACTGGTACTATATGCTGGTGCTCCTTTTTCATTTAAAGTATCTGGTCTAACTGTCCCCCCCATAACAACATCCCAAGAAGAAAATAAAGATGCTTTACTTGTAATAGACATTTAATAATATTATTAAATATATTTGTTTATATTGTTTTTAACGATAGCGTTAACTTAAATATTTTTTTTAATAAAAATTGATTTTTTAATTATATCCAAATAATTCTTATCTTAGTTATATTAAAAATGTCTAATCATTTCCAAATAGACAATAATCCATATTCCTCCCTCCTGGAAACAATTCTGAATAAAGACGGTCAGGATATTGAATCTCAGAAGAAAATATATGGTGCCGTCATTATAATTAAAGAAACTATGAATCGTGTAAATAAAAATGATAAAAATGATACAAAAGAAGAAAAGAAAAATATGCTAGAAAATATTATATTTAGTCTGTCGAAGCTATTTAATTATTAGTTTATTACCGATATAATATATATTACATAATACATATTATATAATACAATGAGTGATAGTCCAAAAGATACTGAATTAGATAATCATGAATTAAATTGGAATCCATCTATTGATAATTTATTAGCGAACTGGTGTGATAACGCAAAATGTTTTGAATGGATGCACGCAGAATCTTATGACGGTAATTATTTAGCAGCAAGACGTTTTATGATTTCAATTAATGTTTTAACTGCTATTGCCGGTGTTAGTAATATTATTGCTGGTAACTTTACAATTCCTGATTCTGTTTTCCAAGTTAGTTGGATTTTTGGTGGAATTTCAATTGGTATATCTACATTAAATATGTTACAAGATAAATTAGGTTATCAACAAACAGCTGATTTACATCGAAGATATCAAAGTCAATGGTCTATCATAATTTCAAAAATTGAGGAAATACTTTGTTTACCATTAAAGGCTAGAAGAGATTGTAAAACATTTTTAAAAATGATTAAAGTAGATATAAATCAAGTATCATTGGATGGTAATTCATTAATTTGTGAAAAAATAAGAAAAGCATGTTATAATAAATTTAAAAATGTTCCTAATTTTGATATTCCAGAAGTTTGTGGAATGATGTATCATACTGGAATTTATAATGAAGTTAAAAGTACAAGTATAAATAATGATAATTATAAATTATTAGAAGATGAACCAAACAAAAGATTTTGTTGTTAATTTGAAAAATAATATTCTATATTTTATATTTTATATTATATATAATGGGGTCAGAAGGAGATAACAATAGCACTACAAATCCAAAAGATACTGACGGAGACGGACCCTTGCTAAATTGGAATCCAACAATTGATCATTTATTCGCAAAATGGTGCGACCATGCGAAATGTTTTGAATGGATGCATGCCGAAAGTTTTGATATTAATTATCGATCTGCTAGACGTTTTATGATTTCAATTAATGTTTTAACTGCTATTGCCGGTTTGAGTAATGTGATTGCTGGTAATCTAACTATTCCTAATTCAAGTTTTCAAGTCAGTTGGATTTTTGGCGGAATATCTATCGGAGTATCCACTCTAAATATGTTACAAGATAAATTAGGATATCAACAAATTGCCGATTTACATAAAAAATATGCCAGTCAATGGGCACAAATAATTTCTAAAATTGAAGAAATGCTCAGTTTACCATCAAATGCTCGCAGAGATTGTAAAACTTTTTTAAAAATGATTAAGGCAGATATGAATCAGGTATCCTTAGATGGTAATTCATTAATTTGTGATAAAATTCGCGATGAATGTTATAATAAATTTAAAGATATACCAAATTTTGATATACCTGAAATATGTGGCAAAATGTCTCATACTAATACCTATAGTAATATGATCGTACATGAAGAAGATCACTTAAGTGATAAAACAATTGTAAAAATTAAAACACCTGTAACTAGTCCTAAGGGATCTTTAAATAGTTCTAAAGATTATGTATCAAAAAAAACTATTATTATCCCAATTTCTAAAACAGATATAGATACTCCACCTGATTCTCCAAAT